GAAATTCTGCCGTTGGGTCAGGAGTACCGAATGGGTTAGATTGTGTGGTAGAAGATGAAGTTGTTTGTTGCTGGATCGTATTTGGGTTATTCATTGTAATCGTATTACCCATGTTATTTCCATGACTTGTGCAATAGTATCTCAAATCATTTGGAGCAGAAGGATAAGCTGGAGAATAAGTTACAGTTGCATCTGTGCCTAAAGTTCCTGCATTAACACTAGTTTGCTGTCCTCCAGCATCAGATTTTATTCTCAAAGGGTGGTTTACATTAGAACTATGAGATTGATTGAAAATATAGGTTGAGCCACGCTTCATTGTAATAACTGGCCTTTGCACTCCATTTATTGCAAAAACATTTGCACCACCAGAGTCTTGGACTACTGTGACAGTATATGTGACAGTTTCAGCGTCAGAAGGGTCAGCTACAGTTTGAGTTGATGTGCTTGTGACAGTTTGCGGAGCAAAGTTAACAGCATCCAAAAAACGTGCCAAGGTTCTAATTCTTGTTAGTTTCGCACCATTTAAGTCGTTACCAACTGTTGTCTGGTTAACGTCTTGCATGATTGCAGTAAGCGTTCCAAAGATATTACTGACAGATATGGTTGGTCTTGGTAAAGTTCCTGTTCCTGTAAATTCAAAACCAGAACACTCAATAGGAAATCTTAGATAACTGTTACCAGCCCATACAACTTCTCCATTTGCATTTAGATTTGCACCATTATGAAACCTATAAATAGTATTAGAGCCATGTAATGTGGCATCAAGTTGCAAAGTGAACAGTTCTATTACTGCTCCAGGATTTATTTCTTGTAAAGCTGAAACTGGTACTGCCATTATGGTTCAAATACTTCCTCAAAACTAGCTGTAATTCTATTTCGATTAAATTCAAATATTTCTCTATTAAAACTTCTACATATCCATTTAAATGTTGTTGTTGTATCAGGAGGCGACCAATCAAATGATCTACCATTGTTGGCTTCAGTTTCTAAAAACGTTTCGATTTCATCTGCATCTTCATCGTCAACATTGAAAGTAAGATTCCAGACTTTAGGATCTTGATTTAATCCAAAAGTAGTTCTTTGCTGGTAGCCATCTCCAAACTGAGTGATTCTAAGATTTGACTGACTACGTTTTGTAGCAGAATATTGTGGATTGTAACTAGGAAAAGTAGCCATTAGCGTAAACTAGAAAGTAGCCCTCCAGGTCTTTGTTGTTTCAATAACTCTCCTTTTACTGCAACAGATATGAGAGTTCCAAGTTCCCTTGCTTGAGCATCATCGCCTTGAACATCTGAACCTGATGCGTCTACATTAACAACAACACTCGTACTACCGCCACCTCCAAGTTTATTATTTGGAACGATTGTTCCAGAAGATCTCGGTACAAATAATTCTGGCCCTTTCTCTCCTACTATTGAAGGTTTACCTACTGGCGGTCTACCTCCGTTTGCAAATCCTAAAAATTTAAATAAACCTCCAGTTACACTTCCTCCTCCAACATTACCAAATAGTGCTTGGTTAAGTGCCATGTCTAAAAATCTGTCAGCTACATTATTTACAAGATCGCCTAGCGTAGATGTTCCTTTTATAAGCCCTCTTATGCCATCTTTAATGTCATTTTGAATAGTGCTTGCCATATTTTTAAATGAATCAGCTATTTCTTTTTGAATACGGGCTTGCTCCTTCAAGTTTTTGTTGGTTATTACATCATCTTTAATACGCTGCTTTTGTGTATCGTTTAAATCCTTCATGGACAGACCCATTTCATCTACTTTGTCCTTAACTGCTTGTTTAATTCTAAATTCCTCTTCATTTCCAGCGATAATAGCTTTATTTAATTCATTTTCTTTTGTTAAATCTGCTAAACCAGCAGTAATTAATTTATTTGTTTGTGCTCTTGCCTTATCTCTATCTTTTTCTAAGATTAGAGTTTCTGCTATTGCTAGTCTTTCTGCTTTAGCAGCCCTTAAATCATCCTGTTTCTGTTTAGATCCTGTTCTTCCTGTTGTTTCTCTGGCTTGGATTTCTTTTATTCTCTGGTTTACATCTCTAAATGCTGGATTATTTGGATTTTTAGCTACAAGATCCCTCGCTCTACCTCGTACATTAGCGTCTGCTCCTGCATCTAGGGCTTGGTTTAACAGTTTTGCTATTGCTGCCTGTACTTTTGTGAAGAATAGTGTGACTTCGTTACCTAATCTCTGGAATGTTTCACCAAATTTTCTTAATTCCTCTGCCTGATCCGCACCTATTTTTTCGCCTAGCATTTCTAGGGCTGCGTTGAAGGCAGCTTGTTTACCTAAGTTTTTCTCAATTAGCTGGAGTCGTTTCTCTTCTGCTGTTCCTGCTATACCCATTGCTTGTGACATAGCGGAGATGTTTGGATTTAGGCGGTTCATGGCCTGTCCAAGTTCACCTATACCTTTGATTACGTTTTGGATTGATTGGACTGCTGCTGTGGCTGCGATACCTCCTGCAAAACCACCCATACCACCAAACATTCCACCTATACCACCACCTAAAGCTCCTGCTGCTGCTATACCTGGGCCTTGACCAAATAATAGAGGAAAACCTCCACTGATAAGGGCACTTTCAAAATCAAAACCTCTGGTAGGAGAAGGCATCCTGAATCTTGGTATTGCCCTACTAAATCCACCAGCTTGGCCTGTAGCCTTAACTCTTTGGTCCATCATTTGAGCACTAGGCAGAGCGAGCATACTTCCACCTGGTCCTCTAGTCTTTAGCAGACCATCTTGGAATTTAGCTACATTTGTTCCAAGTTGACCAAATCTATCTCCCAACTTTACGAGATTATTTGCTTGCCTTATAGTCTGTCTGTTGTTTTTCTCGATTGCTCTGTTAACTCTAATAGTCTGTCTATTTCTTATTCGCTCAGAGCCTACTAATTTGTTATTGGCTTCTATTCCTCTTTCAATAGCAGCATTTCTACGTTTTTCAAAAAATTCAGCCTTTTCTACAGAACTCGCAGTAAACTCTCCTGCTTTATCCCTTACAGTTTCTCCTAACCTTTCTATGCCTCTACCTTTTATGTCTTTTGAGCTAGGCAAAGCTAGTAAATTCCCTGGACCGACACCTTTTCTCTGGCTATCAATAAATCCACCCATTCCTCCTGCCAATTTATTAGCACTGCCACGTAAACGTAAAACATTTATTCGGTCTTGTGCTGTCAGAGTTCTTTCGGTGGCTTTTGCTACTTCTGCCTGACCTTTTTGCTGCTTTTGTGTAATTAATATTAATCTTTCAGCATTTTGAATTTTTTTCTTCTGTAATTCAACAGTCTTTCTATCTTGACTTAAACTATCACTTACACTTCTACCAGCAACTTTTTGCAAAGATGCCATTTCTTCTTCTAAAGTTACTCCTATGTCTTTTAATTTATTGGCTGCTCTTTGTGCTCTATTTATGTTAGATAAAGCTGTATTTTGTAATCTTAAACTGGCTAACTCATCTTTTAATGGATCTTTGGTAGCCCGAGAACCTCCTCCACCACCTTTTAGGTTTTTCTTATTTATTGCGTTTACATTTTTGCTTATACTGCTTAACTTCTTTTCTAGTTGACTAATCGAGCCAAGATTCCGTACTTTTACATCTATCTCGGCTTTATATGCCACAGTCAAAAAGAAATACTTACCTTATTTTACATTAAATAAACTGATTAGCACTATCTCCTGCGTCTTATTTTTTCAAACTCTTTTTCCTGCTGTTCGTTTACTACTTGAAAATATGCACTCCAGCCTATAAGTTCCTGCTCTGTCATTTCTCCTATTTCGTGGAGAGTTTTGCCTAATTCTTTGGCTACACCAAACTTAAGCATCATCCAGTTATCTCTTTTTAACTGGCTGGCTAGGATTTTGGGTCTATTGTTTCTTCCTCCTCTGCATTTATTACTGCAAGCATAAGCGATTGAAGATCGCTGTCTTTGACTTCATTCTTGAGAACATCTATTTCTCCTGCGTTGAATAGTTTTGTTCCGTTTTCGTCTAATGCTTTATTTATTAATAATTGTAAAGCAAAGCCATTTGAGTCATCGCTTCTTACTTGCCTTTGTGCCCTTTCACGCTCTGCCATTGTTAAAGGGGTTACGTACATGACGAAGAGCGATCCATCAGATAGAGTTACTTCTTTTTTG